TGTTGCAGCTTCATAGCCGCCAACCGCACGACCAAATTGAGTTGAATAAGTCATTTTAAATCTCCAAAATAAAAGTTAAAAACGGGGGCCGAAGCCCCCAGTTTATTAGGTTGTACCGACTTGAGCAACAACCAAAGCCTCAGGCTTAACAGTCTTACGACCGTAGACAGCCAAACCGCGGACGATATCGCCGAAGTCTGTTTGGTTACGCAAAGGTTCTGTCTTGTTTACAGTCATGGCAAAAGACATCGCTGCCTTGGTGCCAGCAACCATGACACGACGGGCTTTAGCGTCAGCCAAAGTAGCGCCAGTAGAGGGAGCAGTCAAACCAGCCACCAAAGCCTTACCTGCTGCGCCGCGTGGGAGCAAGTTAGACACGTAAACTGTGAAACGATCCAACATACCGATCTTGCCGCTACGGATGGTCGACTGAGCGTCGCCAGTGAAGTAGGCTTGAGCGATGTTAGATTGCATCAACAGGTGACGGTCGAAGGGGCTGATAATCAACCAACGGCCATCTTCAGGAACGTTCTGCTCGTCCAACACTGTGGACATACGCAGAATACCCTTGAGCACGTTCTCAGGAGTGGCTTGGTCGATAGGAGCTGTGTCTGTACCCAAGTTGTAGGCAGCAGAGATAGCACCAGCACCAGAACCTTCGTTAGCAGCAGCAGGGCCTTCAGTGACCATGTTGTTGAAGAAAACTTCGTTTTCAATAGAAATTTTCAACTGCTTGGCAGCGTCTTCTGTGAACATGTTCATCAAGTTCATGTCAGACTGGTATGACAAAACGTCGTTTACTTGAACGCCGAAGTACTTACCCTTGTTCACTTGCATATCTTGGAAGATAGGAGTGGGGACTTCGTAAGACAAGTTCTGGCCAACAGTGTAGTCAGAGATGCTGATTGAAGGAGCCAAACGGATACGGATGGTATCGCCTTGGTTCTTCAACTCGCCTTCGTAATCGGTGTTAGCGATTTCAGACAACATTGTGTTTTGGTAAAACTTGGCCAGCAATTTGCCAGACCACAGGGTGGGGATAAACGCACCGGAGTACGATGTGCTCGTATTAAACGGAGCTTGGACGGGATATACAGCAGCCATTTTGGCCTCCTAAAAAATAACAGGTTGGGTTTCAACGCTGTAACACGGATCACGCAACTACGCGACCTTCCATGTATGCAGCATCAATTTCAGCTTCAAGTTTCTTTGCCGCGTCGATTTGCCCTTTAGTTCCCAAGTCTGTTGCTCTACGAAACATTTTTTCAATGTCCGCGTTGCTGTAGACCTTGCCTTTTGGAGAGGCACTAGGGGCGCTTGAGGCACCACGATTTGGCTGAATTTGACGTTCAAGTTCGTCAGTTTTATCTGTTTTGCTTTCTACGGGGGCAATGCTCTGTTGGAACATCGTTACGTAGTGCGCAACTCCTTCGGCGTCGCCTCGGTTAAACGCTTGCTGCGCAACAGTGGATCGTGGCGCTCTGAGTAACGGGTCAACTTCGTTCAGCCACGCAATCCACTTGGGATCGGCGTTAACTGCTTCAAAGTTTGGCACCATACGGTACAGACGTTGCTCAAAACTTGCTTCAGATACCTGAGTACCGGTCGTGTTCAACTGCTCGCGCAATTTCTCATTCTCAGCTTTCATAGCATCGAGCTCACCTCGAAACTCTGCTGCCACTTCGCGGGCAACCTTGCGTTGGACTTCAATTAAGTCCTCACCAAATGCTTGAACATCAGCATCCGTAACCAACTTCTCAGCAACTGCAGGCTTCTTCGTCTCGACTGGCTTGGTTTCTACGGCTTTTTGGAGTTTGTCCAGTTGGGCCTTAAATTCCCGCACGTCGGCGTGTAAGCGTGGCACTTCGGCGTCATATTTGCCTTTTAGGGCGATATAGCGACTTTGCCATGTTTCTTCAGCGATAGCTGGTTCTGTCGGTTCTGGCTTTGATTCAACAGGTACTTGCTGTTGCGTGGGAGGCTCAGGTGTCGAAGGTTCAGCTGGAGGATTGTCCTTAGATTGCGGCTCCGGGTCAGCGGGCGCTGGATTTTGACTCTCAGCTATTTGTTTTTCGATCTGTTCCAATTCACGTAATTGAGCTTCTACTTGCTTAGGCAATGCCATTTTAAATTTCCTTTAAAGCGCCAACTCTGCATTTCGGGCGTCGGGGTTACCGGTGTGCCGTCCAACATAATGGTTTGCTAGGACTACAAAAATCGGGTCATTTGACCCGGTCGAAAATCTCGTGCGATTTTTCAACCGCCTCGAGAAAATCTGCTAAGACCTCAGCGCGACCTTGAAGTCGGTGTATTCGTACTGAATCTTCTGCAAGAATCAAGGAGTCTTTTGTCTCCTCAAGTTTCTTACGAAACAAATCCAATAGAGCACCGTGTTCTTCTAGCTTGCAACGATATAACGCTTGCACATGCTGTCGATCGGGCTTTTGGCCTATAAAAATCTTCATATGTTGATTTTATACCACTGCTCTTTTAAACAGTCAACAAAAGTTTTTAAATTCCGTTAGGGCGTGGTGACATCATGTTACCTTCGCGCCCGCCTACTTGACTTCCATCAGGTAGCGTATTTTGTGGAGCAGGGCCTTGTGTCATACCGGGAGCGCCCGGTGCGCCGCCCTGAAGTTCGCCTGCAATTATTGCTAACTGTTCTTGAAGCTGCGCGTTTTGCTGCTGCAAAGTTTGCATAGCTGTCAGTGTAGGACGATCAGGAACAATGCGGTTAACGTTGCCGCTCAGGTTGCGAGCCTGCTCACGTAAGAGTTCGGCAGCGCCATCCATACCAACAATTTGTTGTGCAACAGGGCTGTTGAGCACCAGAGTCAGGAACTCGTTGCGGCGGATAGCTTCGGCTTCCTTGACCACCAAACTGTTTGCGCCTTTGGCCACGGCCTTGACGTCGCCGATCAAGTCTGGGTCTTTGCTGTAACGCAAATTGTCTTGGTACAAACGCTCAATTGATGGGACGATGACAGCGCGGTCAATATTGCTAATAACCTGCTTAATGCCTTTACCAGCGTTAGAAATTAACATGGACAAGCCAGATGATGTACGTCCTGCGCCGGGTGTGTTCTCGCCAGTCATGTAACGAGGAATCATGGTGTCTTCATCAGCGCGGGCAGAGAACTTCTCAAACACTGCCATCAACTCATTGGCGTTGCTGTTTGGCTGATAAAACGTTAGCGGCTGTGAGCCGTCATTAAACTCAGAACTCTGAAACTGCCAGATTTTCCATGGGTGCATTTCAGTGATATCTTCGCCGGGCGGTAAGCGCGAAACATTCACACCCACCTGCGGGCCAGAGGAGATACCCATGTTGTTTGCTAAAGCACGAGCTGAAGCGTTCACCATGTTCTGGGAATCACGGCACAAGTCCGCAACGCCTTTACCAGCAACGGCTCCGGGCACTTTCTCGTATGAAGTAACGTAGTATGGTTTGCGACCCAGAGGGTCGTAGTTTAGCACGGCGCGGATCACGGTAGAGCCTACCAACCACACTTCGCATGGGTAGCTCAAATCGGGATCGGGAATCTCTTTTGCAGACAAGCCCCAAGTGAGCAAGTCACTGCCCTTTACACTGTCCCACATCTGCAACGCATCAATCAGGTCAGTTGTAAAAATAGTCTGCGTTGTATCTTTGCCTTCAGCCGTAGCCTGCGCACTATCTGTCCACAACCATTCGTTTAAATTGCCGTAGTCAAAGTCTTTAAGCACGGCACGAATTGCGTCGTTGTTATAGCCCGGCACGTCAATCAGAGCTTGCAAATCTTCTTGCGTCATGCGGTGACGCTCAACGATAAATCCTTCTTGTACATCCGAGCACCATGGAGCCCAGTAAAACATAAACGGATCAACACGCTCCCACTCGTTGGTAATTTCTTCGGAAGGCGCAAGCTCTCCGTTCTGCCATGCCATGGTTTTGCGTTTACGCTTTACAGGGCCTTTAAGAACGGCATACGGAAAAGTAACAACGTCATCAAGAAATGTATTTAGCGCATCTGTCCAACCACCCTCAATGAGTTGGTCTTCCATCTTCAATTCCATGCGATCAACACGCTCATTAGCTTCTTCGCGCAGGCGGCGCATAGCCGCGTCTTTCATCTGCTGTGCATTTTCACGAAGTTGGTTTGGATCAGGAATCTGTCCACCTTGCTCCATTACTGCCTGCAACTGCTGCTGCATGCTAGCCATCAATTCATTAATTAACTCAGGCGGCAGTGTTGGCTCTGGCGTTGCCTCAAGGCTCCAAGGTTTATCTGTACCTGTACCAAGCAACGTATCACGCAGCCAGCTCGTAGCAGCGCGGCATTTCACAGAGGTCAAGTTAATGTAAATGTCTGAGCCGCCCTGACGCTTAATCTCAGCTAACTTGTCAGGATTGTATTCACCGTTACGCTGCCGTAGACAATCAAGCATGCGCTCTTCAATTGTTCGTTTGGCTTCACGAGCAGACTCCCAGCGCTTTCGTGCGTGCGCAGCCAACCCTTGGATAACAGGCGTAGCCTGCATCTCTGTGTTGCGTTTCTGGGATTCCCGTTCCAAATCGCGGGAACGAGCTACTGGGATGAGTGCGATGCCTGAAGCCATGAGATGTCCTTAAATCCTTGGGATTCCGGGGCCGGGGGCCGTAGCACCGGCTATGTAGATGCCCTCAAACTCAGCAGACACATTAGAAGTTCCTGCTGAAGCAATTGCCCTAATTTCAATGTCTGTCTTTTCAGCAAAAGCAAGCGGTGTGTGCAGATCAACCACGAAGTCTCCGTTGCCGGGGGTACGCGCTGAACTTTGTATTCTAAACACACCACCCAATGGGCGTTGAATCAATTGAAAGTTGGTTGATGCGTTTGCGGTTGAGTTTGCAGATGTAAAGAAAGTTCCCATTAAATACAAGGTATAACCTGCGGGTACAGTCCAAAATGCCATTTGCGTTTGGTTTGCACCAATAGCAATCATGCCGTATACAGTTGCTGGTACGCCCGAAGTAACAGTGCCAGTGCCAGCGTAGATAGTTCCTACGGCAGTTGCACCAGAACCAGCGGTGGTTACATACATACGAGAAATACGCAAGTAACTGTTGCCAGTATTGACTGCTGTTTGCCCATCTAATAGGACAGACTCGCTAATTTCGTTGTAATTTGCATCAAGACCAAAAATAGCAATTGTTCTTGCGCCAGTTCCAGCAGAAGTATCGTCTGCACTTGAGCTAGAGATTTTCATTACAGTGGCAGAAGCGGGGTATGCATACGTTCCGCCTTGTGCCCAAACTGTTTCTACGGATGTGCCGACATCACCGTTGATGCCGAACTTAAATAAGGTTTTGTGACCATCAACTTGCCCACGGGCTACTTGCAGTTCAAATGGCTCATACGCACCTTGGCGTGTTGCAGAAGAATAAGTTCCCATGTGGGTCTCCAAAATTCAAATTAAAAGTGGGAGCCGAAGCCCCCACTTAGGTTCAGCACTTTACTGATCCACCACGTTTCTTTGCAGGAGTTACTGTCACGGA